TTAGAAAAAGTCATTGGGGGTGTTAAATTTGAAAACGGTAAGGAGGTCAAAAATAAAAACAAAAAACGCAGAAAGGTCGCTGCTTGAAAAATAAATTTACACAACTATTGACATGATCTCTAATTGTATTGGATGGATTAGATAAAAGTATTTCTTGTCTTTTATGCAACGCCTTGCCAGTTTTTGAATATTTCTTGATCTTTTTTATTTTTACATCATTATCAATTACAATATTGCCGATTAATCTGTTTAAAATCCCCTGGCTTCTATATAATAATTTAAGTGTTGTAGAATTAATTCCATGAGCATTATCAATATGATAAAGATCTAATAGCATAAATTGCTCAATAGTATTTATGTTTAACCTTCTAAGAATGTCTATTTCCTTTTTCTCAAAATAAAATTGCTCATCACCTATATGTAAAATTGTATTGAATGGATCAGATAAGAGTATTTCTTGTCTTTTATGCAACGCCTTGCCAGTTTTAGTCGCTTTCATTGCCATTAATTTGCATATCCTTAATATTTAAAGTAATCCATTATAAAATAACTTATGCTCACCAATAAGCAAGTCAAAAATCTACATTGTTGATATAAACACACAGAAGTCTACTGACAAAACCTGCCAAAGGGAAGGAAGTTTTTTGCAAAAATATTTTGTATTTTTTTGTGCGGTCAAGTCTCCGTACTTGACCGTTTCAGACGTCAGGTTCGGCCATACGGCACGTAGAGAGACCTGACGTCACAGGAAATATCTCTTCTTGATTGAGGGCAGGCTGAACCCGGCGGCGATAATTATACATCTCTCTAAGGAACAACAAAATGCGCCTTGCAGGAATCGAACCTGCGACCCGCTGATTAAGAGTCAGCTGCTCTGCCTAGCTGAGCTAAAGGCGCATCGGGATTTTAATATATACCCACTAATAGTAACACTTTCAAGTAAAAATTTTTCAAAATGAACTATAATTATTACAAAGAATGTGAGTTTAGAACCGCTTATTTTAAGTGAAAGGAGGTCAAGAACATAATGTATCTATATAGTGAAAATGAAGATTAAATTTAAAGCGCTTATTTTTGAAAAAGGAGAAATTAAAATGGAAGATGATGTTTTTGCATCACAGTGTCTTGAAAGTTTTTTGAGGGAGTTGAAATTTAGAGAGCGTACAGAAGCTACGCTAATTGACTATACTTCGTTCATAGGTCATTTTTATAAATGGCTGAGGAAGAAGAACATACTCTTTCAAGATGTCGATAAGGGTACAGTAAAGGAATATCTGACAGAACAGACGAGTTCAACTACTACTAAGAATGGAAGATTGAGACATCTGAAAGCTTACTTCAACTTTTTAGTGAAGGAGGAATACGTAGAAAAGAATCCAGCAGCAGGGGTGGGGTACAAAAAAGCAGAAACCCAAATTAAAGATGTTTTACAGCCAGCAGAAGTAGAATTAATGATTTTATACATGAAACAACGTAAAGACGCTAAATACCAAAGGAATGGCATGATAATGAGGCTTTTATACGACAGTGGCTTACGTATTTCTGAAATTTTAGGCATTACATTGGATGATTTGGATACAAATAACAATAGTGTCAAGGTTTTGGGTAAGGGTAAGAAATGGAGGGTAGTGTATTTCGGTAACGTTACGAGAAAAGAGTTGATTCAATGGCTGAGGAAACGAAATCGACTGTTTAAAGGGAGTGAGTATTTGTTCCCATCAACTAAAGAAGGAGTGAGACTTCTACCGAGTTCTGTGACAGCAATGTTTCGGGATGTTGGTTGGATAGTTTTGAAGAAGAAAGTGTATTCACATCTGTTAAGGCATAGTTGGGCATCAATTAATGCAATCAATGGAATGCCTGGACCTTTATTACAACATTCTTTGGGGCATACTTCATTTGAAATGACGCGTAGGTATTTGACTCTGGTAGATGGTAAAGAACTGGCAGACTACTACAAGAATAATTCAATAGTGGATAAAGCGAAAAGGAGTATGAAAAGGGTAAGAGTCAGTTAGGGGTAAAGAGTCTGCCAATCATCACCCTATCGGATAGGGGGAGTTTTACGACCCCTTTCTCTTATATGAACTCCATTTCGCTTTAGAATATTCTTCACACCCATTGGAGTACAACTCATCCCAGTAAATATTTCAGCAATTTTTTCTATACTTTTTCTCTCACAGGCATAAAGTCGTATCATTTCTTTAATCTGACTCGTACTAAATTTAGATTTAACCATTTAACATCTCCTTTTAAATATATATTAATAAATTAATATATATTTATTTTTTTATATCGGTATGATTTTTAAAGTATTGAAAAAAGTTTCACTTTTTCGGTTCTTAAAATAAAAAATGAACTATTATTTATTTGAAAGTAAAAAAAGAGTCATTTGTGTATTTAATGTTATGAACGAAGAACTTAAAAAATTGGGACTTAAAGAAATGAGTCCAATAGAGAGAAAACAATTTAGAGAATCTCCAGAGGGTAAGTTATTAATTTCACTTTTTGGAAAAAAAAAAAGAAATTTAAGTCATGAATATTGTGTCGATAAGAAGAGTATAGAGTTCGAGTAAACTTTGATTAAACTTTGAGTAAACTTTGATACTGATAACGCATGTTAATAGCAACGACTTATAAGGAATCTTTGAAAAACCTTGCTCCATAGATAGATAGATAGATAGATAGTATTAAAGAGATAATATTAAAGAGATAATATTAAAGAGATAATATGGGTATATTATCATTAACATATTATCATTCATACTTGAGCGCAGAGTTTTTCAAAACTTGAACGAAGGTTTAAAAACAAGTGTATTTAATTTTAAAAGGTACATAATGAAACAAAAGTCAAATAGGGGTGGTGCAGGTAGAGGACAAGGAAGGAAATCAATCACTGGTCAATGTTCAGAGTGTTTGAAGAATGGTATTTGTGCAGATGTACATCTTTGGAAAGGGCTGTGTAAGAAACACTATAATAGACAATATCAACAAATCCGTCGTTATAAGAAAACTGGGAGATTAGCTCCCGAGGAAGTGAGAAATAAAGTGCAACAGGGTGAATCAATCGTAGAACAAGTTTGGAAATATTTTGTATTAAAGCTTCCCAGACGTTGGAAATATGACTCAACCGATAGTGAAAATCAATACTGGCCTTCAATTGAAGAGATTATCACAAGAAGTAAAGGCGACATTACCCTATCGGTCTTTAAGGAGTACATAGACTGGCTGTTTTCAAAAGATTGTTATATTACTAAAGGTAGTGATGTTAAACCCGGACATTTGTATAGTAGTACTATGTGGGGAGCTTTTCTTGAAAAGAAAGACAAAAAAGTTCAGAGTGTAAAAAAAGAAGCAAAGGAGCAGAAGGAACAAGAACGACAAGTAGAAGAAGAAACAGCATTTATTGAGAAAGTGAAAGCCGACGGTATTAAGTCCGTTACCAAGGAAGAGGTTCTTGACCGTTTAAGAAGTGTCAATATCGATGAGGTTACTATCGATGCAGTTGATAAACTCTTAACAGAATTAAGACGTGAAACTTTTACGATGACTGAGGTCAACGGACAATTTCTAAAGAAGTTGGATGGAAGGACTGTGTCCTTGATAGATGTTATCGAAAGGTTGGAGGAAGCGGGTGGTGACTATGACTGGCCAGAAAACGAACTCACCACTTTAATCGCCCATCTAACAGAATCAAGGGTTTGGTATTTTACAGAAGCGGAAGTAAAAAAATTCGCAAAAAGCATCGGCCTTAAGATTTTTACAATCAACGAAATTGATGAGTTAATTAAAAAATCTGGTGTGTAACAACTAACAAACTTTAAAAGTGCCTATACAATTTTAACATTGCTGTATAGGTACGTTTAAAACAAAAAGGAGAACAATTAAGAATGACCAAAGAACAGTTCGTGGAAAAATGGACTTGTGAAAATGTGAATGTTTACAAGGGCCTTGTGAGATGGTCTGACCAGTGGCTTGGACAAATGTACGAAATGATTCAAGACGCTGTGTACATACACGTTGTAGATGCAACACCAGAAGCAAATAAAACAAAAAAGGAGAAAAATTAAAATGTGTCAATCAGACAAATTAAAAAAAGAAAATGTAAATTTAAAAGACAAACTTGTTAAAAAACCACAAGCAGGAAACGCAAAACCTCAACAGACCTTCAGGGGCGCAATTATTCATATTAGCGAAAAGGGGCAGTTTGGTCTCGAGTTGAAAGACTGTGTAATTTTAGAAGTTTATGCGGCATTAACTTTAGTGCTTGAACATATGAAAAAAGACTTAAATGTGTAAATGGGAACTTATAACATACAAAAAAAAAATGTCTAACGAAATAAAATGTCTTTTTGGGTACCATAAATATACTATTCCTTGGAAAGAAAATAGGGATATATTAATTTGTGAAGTATGTAAAAGAGTAGGATATTATGAATATCCTGATGGGTATGAAGTTGGATTTGAAATTTGGTATGATTTTAATGAAAAAGGTAATATGATACATCGTAAATGGTCTGATGGAGATGAAGTTTGGTATAATGAAAAAGGGAATATGATACATCGTAAATATACTGGTGGGTATGAAGAGTGGTTTGATGGTAAGAAATGGGTAGAAGAAAAACCAAAAGATTGGAAATATGAAGAATGTCTCAACACGACTTAAATCTACCCATAGAACAATTTCTTCGCTACCAAAAAATCGGTGATATAAAAGCTCGCGATAAAATCTTTCTACAAATTTGGAAACATTATAGAGAGAAAAACGTAACTTTTTTCCGTCCCCTTTCCGAAATTGACAGAGAAGAACTGGCCCAAGAAATAGCTCTCGCCTTATTAACAAGACTTGCAAAACCCTTCAAGCACAAAAATTATGCTGCTACTTTGTACAATTACGTGCGGGGTGTAGTTAAGGCATGGACTTTTAAACTTCAAGAACAAAAACGATATGAAATTCCTCTTGACTCAGATAACTTCAATGACCTCAAATTTTTAAAAGATGATATTTTAAAACCCGTGATTAGAGATTATCATAATAAATTTAGCGAATTAATTCCCGCACTCGAAGTTATAAAGATGTACGAATCATATCAGACAGCTGCTTCCATTGCCAGACATTTTAAATGCGGCCCCCATATAATTAATCTTATATTACGTTTAGCTGATGTTCCTACCCGAGGCAACAAAGGCTTCCAGCGGTATCTTACTTTAAATGACATTAAAGAATTTGTGCGATTAAGAGTTGAAGAAAAATATTCGCAGGTCAAACTGCAAAAATTTTTCAAAATTTCCCAAAAGCAAGTTTTGTTGTTGTTGAAACAAAATGCGTTATCAACTTGCAGAGAGCATAAATAAGTAAAAGTAAATTCAACCCTAACCCAGCACTATAATTTTTATAGGGTGATGAACCCGCAAGACTTGAACGAGTCAATAGTTTCGTTTTCACGTTTTATCTTTTTAAAAGGAAATTTAGTTGTTCGAAAAATCCTTTGACAAATTACAATATATGCAGGCTTACTTAAGCTCTACTCCCATGAAAATAGAGCTTATTTGTGTTCTTAAGGGAATTCCTATCGATTTATTTTGGCCTATGAACTTAAACGGTTATCGTAAAGATGGTAGAGGAGCTTTGAGTTGCTTCCAATTCGGTACATGTAAAGCCCTGTTGGTTTATGAAAAGCGTTGTGTTGAATTCGCAAAAAAAGAGTGTAAACGTAGGGCATTAATGAAAATAGCTATGGAGAACAACCTCCCACTTGACGCCTGTTGGACTGAACATCGGCTAAAGATGTTTATGCGGTTAGCAAAAAAACGTCAAAAATCTCGAACACGAAACTACTGGAACAATGACTCTGGTGAAGGAAATAGGTATGAGAATTAAAAGTATCAAGATTCTTGGTAAGATTTTTACGGTAACATATCTACATCCTCAACATGACCTTTTAGACTGTGGTAATTGTGGGGGCAAATGTCATCTACCGTCAACACGTATGTACATAGCTGATGACCTTAATACTCAAATGCACCAAGAAGTTGTACTCCATGAAATGATACACGCATTATCTTATAGTATGTCCCTTGACTTTGATGAAGCCACTGTGATGCGACTCGGTGAGGGTCTATTGTGCGTTTTTAAAAGTAACCCTAAATTACTTCAACTACTGCAGGAGAAATAAATGACCACTAAACAAAATTTACAAATACTGGTGTCATTGGACTCTATAAAGGCTGACGTTGCTATTATAGACCAGAAGGTTAACAATCAGCATCTAAAACTTAATGAACTCAAGATGGATGTACTCAAGCAGTTTGCTAACCACTTAAGTATTCACGACCAACTGGAGAAGAAAATTAAAAAATACGTAGTCATATTGGCCGGAAGTATTATTGTAGCAGTACTTTTCAATCGTCCAGAGTACGTCGCCCAAGTAGTCACATTCTTTTTGAAGGTATTTTAGTATGATTTACAAATTTTACGAAGGCAGTAATTACCCACCGGTAACAATCAACATTGTAGATTACAATTCTGTTGATAAATCAAATTATGACCTTACTGATTGGAGTGGTACTTATCACTTAATACCTAATTTTGGCAGTGCTGTTTCAGGGTCGATTGATATTTCTGGTAGTGCTGCTGTTTCAATTACTATTCCTAAAACTCTTCCTGTAGAATTTTACGGTTTTTATATGGAATTCAATAGCGGCAGTCACACCCTTATACGCCCAGATAGTATATACGGACAAAGCTATTTTATCGAAATTTTAACCACCGAATTTTAGGAATATAAATTTATGATTGACAATTCACTAATTCAAAATGGGTTATCACCGAATGTTACCCCTATTGCTTCAAACTTTACTGACCTTCAAGCACAAATAACTAATGCGAGCGTCTATAATCCCATATCCGGTGCTTACACCGCTGGCGACCTTTCTATAAGCAACGGTAGCCTAACCGTAAACAGTTACATTAATGCCGGTAGCGGCTATGTTCTCGGTAACGTGTTGATGTCTAAAAGCGATATGTGGGTTAATTTTGATTATACTGGTGGATTTGCAAGCCCCACTATTTGGTTTAATGCTCAAGAACAACATTTGAAATGGGATGATAATGAAGACAGATTTGAATTTAGTGAAAACCTTAAAGTAGACGGCACATCTCTTTATATAGGTAGTGGTGATATAAATGACGATTATATATGGTTTGGTAGTTCGATTGTCGACCAAGGTATCGGTATCCGAGCCAATTACGGTACCCCAAAGAAAATTGAATATACCTTTGATAGTGGGAATTCGTGGAACATAATGACTATACCTGTGGATTGGGAGGGGACTTATCCTGAGACACTTGCGGCTGGTAATAAAGCGTATGCGTATGAAGCTTACACTGGTAAGTATTGGGCTAGAGGGGCAGTTGACGACAGTTACATAAAACTTGACCCGGGAACAGGAACGGGTGATTTAACTGTTGCGTTTCAACCTTCAGGTTCAAGTGAGGAAACTTTACATTGGTCACAAACTCATTCTGATTTTAGGTTTAGTAATCATTTATACGTTCTCGCTAGCGTAACTGCAACTAGTGACGTCAAATCTGGAGCATCTTTATTTGCTGATTACGACTCAAACGCGTCTGCTTGTGCGGTGTATTTTCACGGTACAGACGCAAGTTTAATGTGGAACAACACAGATAATAAGTTCATATTAAATCAAGCTCTCGATGTAGCAGGCAGTATACGTTCTGCATCCAATCATTTGGGTCTTAATGTAGATTATATTACCGGTGATGAAAATTGTACCATTAATTTCAACGCCTCAAATTACTCTTTAAAGTGGGATTACGGGGAGGATAGGTTTGAATTTAGTAACAACCTTTATGTTGATGGTTCTCTTGTTACTACGGGTGATGTGACAGTTGGAGGTAATGAAGTATCTATAGGGGATGGGGTAGATGAAGATGTTATAATTACTTTCGACAACAATTTTACGCACCCCGCAAAGATATGGGCTGATGAAAATTCAGGCCTTGTAATGGTAAGAAATGGGTCGCATCTACCAGAACCTTCTGGTTCGTGGGTAATGAGTGGGTCAACAGGAGACGGGGATGGTATTCCTGTTTATGATTTAGATGATGTGACCGACGCCGGTGCTATTACAGATAATGACATTACTGTCGGTCATATTAGCGGTTCTTATTTTAACGCTTCTGTTTCTGGTAGTCAATTTAATTCTTTATTTATTGAAGATGATTTACAAGTAGCTGATGATTTAATTGTAAACGGTACAATTGCAGTTTACACTTCTGGTAGTCAATTTAATACTTTAACCATCGATAATAATTTACAAGTTGGTGGAGATGTACTTGCTGATGGTAATATTTACACAAATGTCATTGGCCCTGATGGAAACAGTTACTTATACTTTTACGAGGGTGATTCACCAACTGGAGCTCATTTAAGGTGGCAAAATAGTTATGCGGGTTTTTATTTAAGTCACAAACTGAATGTACCAAATGTTTATTGTACAGGCATTGATGTTAGTGGTGTTGCAGAAGCTTCTGATTTTCGTTCAGATGGAAATATTTATATTAACTTCCCAGGAGCTGAAGGAGACAGTTTCTTATACTTCTATGAGAATGGAGGTTATGCAGGAGCTTCCTTAAAATGGGATGATGACCCAGGAGAATTTGTTTTAAGTCACGGATTGAATGTACCAAATGTTTATTGTACAGGCAATGACTACGGTTTACACGTAGCATCGAAAATACTAGCGGGTGGTGACATTGACAGTGGAGGGACCATCACTGGACTTAATTTGATGTCGCAAGCCGGAGTGTTCATTAACCAGTACTATGATGACCAAGACGCATATATTGTTTTTCGAAAACCAACTTCAGGTGATGAGACTTTAATCTGGGATAAAACAGATGAAAGATTTGAATTTAGTGCCAAGTTATATGTTGACGGTGATTTAGAAGTTACAGGTAACATAACCGGGGTCAATACTATACGAGTTTTGTATAGTGAAAATCACAAACAAGCTGCAGCTGACGAAGATGCTCCTAATCTTGAGACTTTAAGTGTTAAAACCAAAGATGGAGTTCAAGATGACGCAATTGTATTAAGAGGTATCTATTGGAAACGAACGGAAGATACAATTGTTACATTTGCCTATAAAGCTACAGATAATGCCGATGGTAATTGTCACGTAAAGTGTATAGTTGGTGCAGTATCAGATACTCAAGTTACCACTTCTGGGGTTGTTTCTTATATCAAGGAGCTTGATGTTTCGGGGTTGTCGGATGATACTGCTTATGAATGGAATATTACGTTGAGGGTGTATGAATCGGGGGGTATTGATAAGCAAACAAGTTTAACAGAGGTTCAAGTTTATGTAGGAGCCTTGTAATGATTATGCACATTCGGAGTAAATAATGGCACTTGATTATCATTACTGTAATATTCACTTTCCAGAAACAAATAGCCAAGTTGGTTTTATTATAGGGATAATATTCGAATTACCTTTACCAACATATTCTATTGATGGTTCAGGATGGCGTACAACTGTCTTATGGGGTGATGAATCAACCAAATGGTTATGGGGAGATTCAATAACAAATTATGGATATACAATTGAGTATAGGCTTTACGCTGAAGATAGTTGGCATCAAGCTTATAATTCCTATGGTGACCCGATTTTAGATTACGTCCCAGACCAACATGATAATAATTACGCAACCATTTTTTGTGATTTAACAGGTGAGCTCCCAACTGATGAAATACAAATTAGAATTCGCAATAAAAGATTGACCGGTACTTGGTCAGGTGAATACGGACAGTGGGTCACTTCTGATGTATTTAGTTTATCGAAGAAAAGTGTCATAAATCCTTTGTTTACGACTTCAGGACAATACCCATTTTGGGTATCTAACAATGCTCCAAAGTTTCCATTCGTTAAGAAGATTACTAAAAGTAAAGTCAACTCAATTAGGTTTATCGATGGTGGAATATCATCGTACAAAATGCGTGCTGATATTAATGAATATGACTTCAACTATAACATGACCGATACGAAACTCAATGATTTAAGGCAGTTTTTAGGTCAATACAGTATCAGATGGCATAAGAATTCGTTTAATCTATCATTTTACCAAGATGGCGACTTTATAACTTCAGAAGTCAAATACGTTTCAGATAGTTTAAGGCACGATGTTATAGGCGTGAATACAAACGGTGATGTAATCCATAACGTCAAAATTTTATTACGAGAAGTAATATAATGAACAACAAAACTTGGAAATTTACAGACCTCGATGGTAAAGAGATGTGCCGATTGATTTACGAAGAAAGAGTACCTCGAAGGCAGGTTGCAGAAAAGTTTAATTGTGACATCACGACTGTTTACTATTACACCGCCAAATATAAATCTATGTACATACAGCAAACAGCCCCGAGTATGATGAATTTTAATCGCAAAAAAGAGTTAAAAACACTCTCACAAAGTCAGCGCGATTACTGGAAAATGACACATTGGATACCTCAACGTTACCAAAAGGAAATGATACTTGACCCAGCAAGGATTAAATTTGGTATTATGGGTAGAGGTAACGGGAAAAGTGAAACCGCAAAGGCATGTGTCGGTGGTTACGTAGTAAATTCACATCGCCACAATAGGCCTTATCGGATTCTTATTGTTGCCCCAGAAAGGGGATTGACTAACATAGTTTGGAGTCGGGTCAAAAAAGATTTATGCGGCGATAAAATAGCAGGAACTTACAACTCAAATGGAATACTACCAGGACTTAAAGTAACAAAGATTGAAGAGCCAAAAAATAGAGACAGCCAACTCACTATGGAAAATGGTACATATATTCGAACGGCTACAGGTAAAAACTACCTCACGTTAGTTGGTCAAGAATGGGATTTAATTATAACTGACGAAACAGGTGAGTTTAATAGGCAGTCATATATGAAGATGTTAGGGTCATTAGGCCGTCTACAAAGGCTCAATCATCTTTTTGCTGTTGGTACTCCATCCGATTTCTACCAACGTTTATATCAACAAGCACAGAACATTACATCCGATAAGATAAGAGTTTGGGTTATTTCGGAAAAGGAAAATAAGTACAAGGATGAAGAATCCTTGGAGTTACTAAAGTTACTTATGTCAGAAGTTGAATACAAAAGAGAGTTTGGGGCACAATTCGTTGCTATGGAAGGTCAAGTTTATGATAGTTTTAGGGAAGCAGACCCTTCAAAGCCGATTCACGACCCGCACAACTTAAAATCAAATACAGGTGATTATCCTTATGACCCGGCTCTGCCTACTTATTTTGCTTTAGACTTTGGCAAGACGCCGATATGCCTTGTGCTACAGGAAGATAATAGTTACACGGGCAAGTATTTTAAAGACAACAAAATGTGGCTTCAAGGAAGGCGCATGGACTATAGTAAAATAAAGCCGGCGATTTATGCAATCGACGAATTTAATCCAAGTCTATCTAAAGGTAAATTTACTATCGAAGCATTCAGTGAAGCAATACTTGCTTTGATTGACAAATACAGAAAAATTGACCCGCAATTCTTACCTAAAGCAATTTATGGTGACCCCGCAGGATATAATAGCCACACGTCCATTACTTCTCCCTTACATGACATTCAGTACCTCGAACAGATGGTAGGCTTACAAATCTTATATCAGTATTACAATGCGTTCACAAAAATCAATCTTGGAATTAAAGTAGTTCAGTCGTTCATCAGAAACGCTTATGATAATCCATATTTATTTTTTGACCGCACGAATTGTCGAACTTTAATTGAGAATATACAAGGTTTAAGATTTCCAACTGATGGTGCAGGAAGGGCAATTAGTGGAGCAACACCTCTTGCTGATAATCTTCATGAACACGGTTGTGACGCACTGCGCTACTTTTTTATGAATCGACCTTACGGTCAATTTGAGGCTCTTGCTATACTCGGTCAACTTGAACGTAATAAAGCCGGTTTTGAAAAAATGATGGCTTCTCATGAGGAAAAATTAAACGGAAAAGCCGAAGAAGAAGATTCTTTTATTTGCTTCTAACAAAGGAATATATAAACCATGCAGACCTTAGAATATTATGATGTAGCGCTTGGACAAAGAAACTCCGAGTACAAAAAACTTTATAATTATTTTAAAAACAATATCAAACCGTATTTGACGGGCGTAATCAACAGTATGATTATTACTCCAGAAGAACAGAAAACACTACGCAGACTTGTCACCCCCATTAATAGAGTTAAGAAACCTGTGTTAATGCAAAGCCGTGTGTTTTCAAATCCCGCAAAACAATATCTTGACGACGAGAAAGCAAACAAGATTTACCAACAACACTTAACAACCTCTGGTTTTGATGCTAAAACCATTGAAGTAGAAGAGATGATAAACCTACTCGGTACAGTTGCATACGGGCCGTATTTCGACACAGAAGATGGGATTGTAAGATACCGAATGTTTTTACCTCATCAGTATTGTGTTAAAGCCTCTTCAACTGACCCTACGAAGATGGTTGAGTTTCGATATAGTATGGATTATTTAGAAAAGGGCATAACAAAGAAAAAGATTTTTAAGTGGACAAAAGATAAGTATACCCGTGAGGGTAAAGACGAAAATAATCCTTACGGCGTCATTCCTTTCGTACTGTTTAAAAAAGACAACAGTATGAGCCTCTATGGAGAGTTTCCGAGTGATTTATTAGCTTATGCCGACTCAATGTTGGTATTAGATGCTGACCTTTCTTACGCTATTCTTCAAGAAACATTAGTCACTTACTTATGGACAGACATTATTGACCCGAATAATTCAAAAGATAATGAACAAGCTAAAAAATTAGCAAGGGCAAGGCAAATATTTGCAAAGACTAAAACAAACACTACAGGGCCTTATGGTTCATTTATGCCAGGACAAGCACCAATTAAACCCGATGGAAAAATATTACAACCAGCACAACACATTGAGGAAATTACTAAAGCAATCGAATATAAACAAAAAGACTTTATGCGCAGTTGGCTTATTCCTCAAGGACAACAGGAATTTCAAAAGACACCTTCAAGTTACGCCGGACTTAAATGGACTTCTGAAGAACTCGTGAAATGGATTAACGAACGAAAAATACTATATCACGTTTCCTTAAGGGAGCTTTTTGAAAAGATGCGTATAGTCAATAACGTTCATGTGGCAAATTCTAAAAAATTAAAAAAAATATCTGAAAAAGCTGAATGGAGTGTTGATTTTGCTGAAATACCTGAAATTCAAACCGAACAAATGAGGTTAGCAGTTCAGCAACAAAAAATAAACATGAATTTAATAAGCTTGGTCATGGCTGTTAAAAAGAATAATCGGGATTTGGATACAGACGAAAAAGCGATTAAATATTTACAAAAAATCAAAACACACCAAGATAAAACTGAAGAGGTCTTTGGAAACGGCAAACAACAAGAAGACGCAATAAGAAGTGTCTTAAGTGTACCAGAAACTGAAAGTGAAACGCCTTTGGAGAATAAGGAGTGAGTGCGTTAGAAAATAAAATACAACGGATTAATGCGTTGAAAAATAAAACTATTGATAACAACTTTGACCTATTTGACCACAATATTATCAAAGTACAAAACGCTTTCCTATCAGAAGTTTTTTCGTTCCTTGACGTACTTCCTAAAGAAGCTGGTGTAATAGCAATGACTCCAGAAAACTTAAATATAGTTATAAATAGTATGGAAAGTTTAAATAGAAGCCTTATAGAGGCGGGTTATGGGGGCTTAATTGACGAATATATTACGGTAAGCAATGACCTTATTAAATATACTCGAAATACATTTGCAATTACAGGTATTGATACAGCCTTTACTGAAAAGGATGTAAAAACATTACATATGATACAATCCAACATATCAAATAAATTTAATGTTATCGGTCAAAATGCTGTTAGAACTGTAGTTGATAATTTGCAACAAGCAGTAATGGGAAATACAACCTACAAAGATTTAGCTAAAAATCTTACCGACACGATAATAGGGACTGACAAAAAAGGTGGCTTATTAAAAAGGTATGCTAATGTTTATGCTCATGACGCAATGATTGAAATGGACAGGGGTATAAATCTTATGGCTGCTAATAATTTTGATGCTGAATATTTTCTTTACTCCGGGCCTGTAGACCAAGTAACAAGAGACTTCTGTGCCGAACACGCTGGAAAAGTTTATACAAAAGATGCAATTAATAATATGTCTAACGGTGTTGGAACTGATGTTTGGACTCATTGTGGTGGTTATAATTGCCGACACACTTGGCTACCCGTATCTAAAACAATGTTAGATGAATTTTCAAGAGGATAAAATTTTTTTAACTATGTATGTAAATCATACTTAACATTAATCGTAACTCAAAACGTAAAAGAGGAACAAAATGTCTAAAGAGGACGTAAAAGACCAAAACAAAGAAACACCGTCAACACCAGGCGAAAAAGGTGACCCTATAACTAAACCTGAAGAGAGTAAAACACCGGAGACGATTCCTTACTCAAGGTTTTCTGAAGTGATTGCTCAAAAGAACAAACTGCAAGAAAGACTTGAAGCTAAAGAAAAAGCTGACAACGAGGCAGAGGAAAGCAAACTTAAGGAGCAAAACGAATTCAAAGAACTCTACGAGAAGGAAAAGGAAAAATCAACTAATTTGGAAACGGCCTTCAAAAGCTTCAAAATTACTAACAGTCTAAAGGTCGAGGCGATGAAACAAGGTATCATTGATATAGATGGTATCAATTTTGTTAAACCCGACTCTGTTAAATTTGATAATGAGGGTAACCCAGAGAACGCTGAAGAACTCGTCAAGGGTCTCAAAAAAGAGAAACCCTATCTCTTCAAAGTAACTGATAATAAACAAGAACAACCTTTCGCACCGGACAGCTTCCAACCGTCAAGCAATACTTCTAAAACTCCTGTTAATCTAAAGGAAGCAAAAAAAGCGTATTATGAAACACCTTATGCGGAACGTCCAACGGGAAGGGTTGAACAATAGGAGAATTTAAATGAGCGCTTATGTCGGGTCATCTATTGACAATATGACCCTTTATCATCTGGCTCCAGGTCTTCACGACTTGGTGCTTCAGAAAAATGCATTATCTGTAGTTACCCCAATCGAAGAGATTGCGGGTAAGTCTTACAACTATGCTAGAGCTTCAACTGAACCATCTGGAGCTCACCCCTCTCTTACTGATGGTTCTTTATCCTCTACTATGCCAGTAGTTACTCAAGAGGATGCTTATGTTCGGGAATTTGCTTTTACTGGTACAATACTAAACAAAGACAAAAACAAATACGCAACAACAGCTCTCGCAGAAGAGAGATGTACCGAAGATGGTTTGTTTGGTGTAATCAATTCATTTACTAAGGAAATGGCTTGGGGTGCAGGTACTACAGACCAAATCACCGGTATTCAAAATATGGTTATTTCCGGTTCTGCTCAAGATATCAACTTGGACGGTGCATCTTTGACTGTCAGTAGACTTTTCCAAGTCTATCAAAAGGTTCCTCAAGAACTCGGCTCAAAGGTTTTCGTAATGAATCAAAGAGTTGAGGCACAACTTGTTGGCTTACTGGACGGTAAAAACCAGCCTTCAGAATGGTCACCTATTATAGCGCAGGGTTCAGTACCCGCATTGATTTTCTTTGGTGCTCCTTGTTTGATTCTTGAGACTCTTGAGAACTTTACCTCTCCAAATACTACAGTTAATCCTGTTGGGGATTACACTAACGTCTACTGTCTCGCTTTAGGGCTTTTAGGCTACCACTTTATTACGACCTCACAGCAACCTTGGATTACTTTTGGAGAGTTTAAAGAACATCCAACTAATTACTCTTGGATTAAAAAGTGTTTACTGAACGTCGGTACAGTATTGAAAAATACTAAAGCTATCGCACGAGGCAGAGGCATTGTTGTAGCAGGATATTAGACACTAACACAGGAGATGGGGTAGTTCAACTCTACCCCTCTTCTATTAAATTAAAGGAGACATTTTAAATGAATACAATCGACCTTGAAATAATGGCGAAGAATACGACCATTAAAGAAGTAAGGGAAAAAATTCTTAAACTGAACGCTACTTATTATAGTTTGATGAATGACATTAAAGAATTTGAGGAAAGTTTTGCTATGGTAGCTGTTTACCCAAAAGGTGACGTCACCTTACTCGACATTCAAAACATTAAAAGAGATGACGTCAGAGAAACAGAGACACCTCAACACATAGTGGGTTTGTTAAAACAACCTTTGCCTATTACTTTATATACTTTAATTATTGAACCCAAAGAGGACGAAGATAAGGAAAAAGAATAGATGAGTTGGTCAACAATTGAACTTTGTAATTATAACGACCTTGTTCTTGAAGAAAAAAATCTCGACAAAAAAGGTCTCACTGAACCTGAAGCTAATGCCTTAAGAGATGTAGTCAAAGAAGACATTGCCCGTAAAATAAGGGTAACAATACATCTTACTATTCAACGTAAATACGGCGAAAACTACGCCCTATCTGACTATGAAGATGACCTTTGCGATGAAGTAAGCAATCAAGAAATCTTTAAAAACGCAAATACTTATGGGATTCTTTATAAGTTTTTTAAAGGTAGACTTGATGCCGAAGATGAAACTTCCAAATTAAAGATGCAAGAATACGCTGTTGCTTTCAGAGAAGCTCTTAACGGAGCGCTTTCTCTTATAAACTTTGACATTAATAGGTCAGGGTCTATTGATGCTGACGAAAGATTTGGCGGTTCAACATTTATTCCGAGTGATAGATAATGAAACCTATTAGAACAATCGGGTTGGACAAGACTACCAAGAAATACAAAAACATGGAAAAGAAACTTGGGGATACTAAAAAACTTCTTAACGAAATAGGTTCAACAGCTACCGCTATGATAACTCAAAGGACTCTTGCTGGTACTGATGTTGATGGTAAAGCATTTAAAGCTTACTCACCTCTATATAAACAGACAAGGGCTAAAAAAGGAAGAAGTACAACAGTCAATTTATCTTTTACTGGACGTATGTTAGCCGCAATCAAACATAAGCTTATTAGTAAAACACAAGTAATGTTACATTTTTCAAGAGGAGAAGAAGGCCGTAAGGCATTGTACCTTTCTAAAGAAAGAAACTTTTTTGGTATATCAAAAAATGAACTCCATAAGATAAATGAGAAACTTATAAAACCTTGGATGAGGAAGTTGGTCAAATGAATGATAGAAGTGCGATAATGAATTGCTTGAAGAATAAACTAATAGCAATATCAGATGTTAAAGCTGTTTATATTGAACGTGAAACTTGGGCTGATGTCGACCATGAAAAACTGCCATGTCTCTTTGTAGTTTCTGGACCTGAAAATATTGAACCTCAAACTAACAAGGAAGATTTATCAACATGGGAATTGACAATTTTTGGAGTTGATATTGCAAGCTCAACACCTCAAACACAACTTAACGACCTTATAGATAACGTTAGAAGTAAATTACTTACTACTGACCAGTATTTGGAAAATGATAGTGAGTATACACAATATATAGATGGTGGAAATGGATTAGTAGCACTTATGATAACAGAAATTTTAGACGGAATTGGGGAAACGTATTTGGACGAACCTCAATTTGGCGTCTCAAAAGATAAGGCTACTTTTAAAATGACCATACAAATAGCTTATACTTCACATAGAGAATAAAAATAATTTTAACACATAAGGAGATTTAAAATGTCAGAAGTTTATATTAGGGGGTCAGACTGTAAAGCAGCATTCAGCGGTAGTTTAGGCTGGGGTAGTGGCACTGTCTCACTTGGAGCTAATAGTCAACTACCTTTACTGAATGAGAGTATTGCCTTTGAAAAAGGGACACTGAACGATGAGACCTTACAAGGTGAGGGCGGTAAGTTTAACCATGACGTAATTAGTGAAAAATACGCTGGGTCACTTCCTTGTCAAATGCGCTGTGACGGGTCTATTTTACCATTAGTTTATATGGTAATGGGTTCAGGTTCTAAATCAAACGTCGCCAGCGGTGTATACGACCATACTATCGAATTAGCTCCCATTCATGCTTGTACCGGCTCTAATTTTTATCATCATCAAGGGACATTAGGTATCGGAAAAGGCGAATTTGTCGATGTATATGATTCATTCAAACCTACTAAAATGACGATTACAGGAAACCCAGCAAATGATATTGTAGCCACATTTGATGGAGTAGCTTACAACAAAACTAAAACATCTCCTGGGGCTGCTAACTTTAGTTCTTGGTCTGAAAAAACAACCAAATCTTTCAGGTTTAAAAACTTGACTATGTATATGTCTGATTGGGGTTCAAGTAAGGCAAGTTGGGACACTGATGACGCAGTTAGAATCAGTGACTTTAATTTATCAGTTGATAGGGTTGTTGGGGCTGATATTCAAACTAACGTGACCGGAACTAAATTTGAAGAGGGAGTTGAAGGCGCAAGAGAAGTCGGTTACACTTTCACAGTGCCAACAGTTGGGGCTAACAGAAGTACTGATAAGCGAGACTTCACTGATGATGTCAAAAACGATACTCGAAAAATGATTAAACTTGCGTTTACTGGTGGAGTTACTGAAGAAAATGCAAATTATAACTACGCTTTAGATTGTTATATGTCTTCTGTTTATTTGACTAAAGGTGACAAGAACATCGCAGGTAAAGATTTGGTCTCTATCACGTATGAATGTTTGTTAGAAAGAACAAATACTAACATTACTCTTATGGAACAGGGTGACAATAAAAACGAACTTGTTTTTGTTTGGAGAAACAACGAAGACGTAGTTCCTATGAGAAGTTGACCCATTTAAAAAAGGAGAAATAAAATGGACGATGCTGTCAAAAAGTTAATGCTTCTTCCTTTAGCTATTGAAGAAGATGAGGAATATACTACTGAATTCAACGGAGCTACATTCAAATACCGTAGAATACCCCATTTAAAAATGGTTGAGATTCAAGAACAATACATCGAACGGGGTAGAGTTAAACAATCAAAAGTAGACCGTGCTGTGTTAGATTATTGTTTACTTGGTTGGGAAAACTACAGGGGTAGAGACATAGCTACCGGTAAGATTATAGATATCCCATTTGAAAAGAAATACATCTACGGCCTACCTCTTGAATATACGACTCATTTAACAATCAAGTTTCTTTCAGCCCATGTTGAAGTGGAGATAGAATTAAAAAACTGCGAGAGCACCTCTCCAACCTCCGAATAAGAATATTCGAAAATCGACGGTCTGGTGGGGGTGCTATTTTAAGTTGTTATCAATGCAGAACAAATTGCGAGAAAGCTTCGGAAGAAGATGGGATTGAAATTTTACCGCCTTGTGAAAATGGGGATTGTCCTTACGAGCATGTTGAACTTCTCCCTGAAAATAAAAGAGACTTATTGTTGGTACAAGATATCATACATAATCCAGAAACATTACCGTTTAGAGAACTTTTAAAAATATCAAGACTAAAAGCATCTGCCTTAGTGGAGAAAATCAAAATTTATAAAAACTATTTAACTGAAATGGAAAACAATGTCGGTTGAAAAAAATAAAATAATTGTAGATGTCGACACCAAATCAGGAAAAGCTTCTGTAAAAGACTTCAATAAAGAACTCGACAAAACAGGTACAACAGCAGATACGTCCGGGAAGAGTTTACTCAACTACGGTAATCTCATCAAAGGGGCTGCTGTTACAGGTGCTGTTCTTGCTGTTGTTGGAGCTTTAAAAAAGGTTATATCAGCCGCAGCAGAACAAGAAGTTATATTTAATCGTTTAGGTAATCAGCTTAAGATTGCTGGAGAATCTTATACCGGAGCTTCTAAAGCAATGGTTGATGATTTCCTTGCTGGAATGCAAGCTACCACAACCTATGGCGATACTGATGTTGCCCCTGTTTTGGGTAAATTGACTCAATTGACAGGTGATTTACAAGCAAGTATGGAGCTATCGAAACTTGCTTTCGATATGCAAGCTTCAGGGATGATGGACGCTAACGCAGCCTCACTACTTTTAGCAAGAGCTTGGGAAGGTGATGTAGCCGCTCTTGGTAGATATGTTCCTGCTTTAAAAGAAGCAAGTCTCAAACAGATGAATTTCAAAGATGATTCTGAAAAAGTCGCTTACGCAATGGAAGTACTACGGAGTAAATTCGGAGGTATGGCTGCGGGTGAAACAGATACTTTAATAGGCGCTGTTTCTCAATTCAAAAACGAGTTTGGGGACTTTGAAGAAAAAGTTGGAGACCCATTTTTAGGATTTTTAAAAGACACCGTTAAAATCGCCACAGGTGTTGTAAGTAATTTGAATCAATTTATAGACACTATTGCAGGACTTACGCCCGAACATATTAAAGCCTTACGAGAATCAAGAGAAGCCGTAGAAGCAAACCAAGAGCGACTTGACTTTTCGTGGGAACGATATTACGCAGCGGAAACTGACCACGCAAGAAAATATTGGCTGGATAAAATTAAGGGATTTATGGAAGGGGGAATTCAATTAGAAGAAGCGGTAAAAAATGCGGAAGCAAATGTTACTAATGCGGAACAAGAAGCCGGTTTAAAACGATTGGAACAATCCAAAATATTTAAGGAGAGCCTTGAAGCTGCAGGACTATCTGATGAACAAATTTTAAAACAACTACAAAAATTTTATCCTGCGGTATACGGACCTCCCGAAGGCCTCGTAGTACCTGCACCCCCATCTGCTCCTGAGGGGCTAACAGCCCCACTCACAGAATTAAAAATTAAATTATTGTCTTTGACTGAACCACAAAAAGCTTTAGAACAATCTATAACGCTGTACAAAGACAAGCAGGAAGAGGTAACTGAAGGTTCAAAAGAATGGTTAGAACTTGAAATTCAAATAGTTGGGGCGGAACAGCAATTAACCGGTTTACTTGAAAGACAAGCAGCCGCAAGAGAAAGTCAAACTACGTTGGGTCAAGATGTACTTGATTTATCTACAGCGATGTACGACGAACAACAATTATTAAATGAGTTGGAAGAGCACCGGCTGAATTTGGAGCGAGAACGAACTTACGAACTCGCCAGTCAAGTAGATTATTACGGAGGCCCGTTGTTAGATGGCATAACCTCTGTGGTTGATGGTGTAATTGATGGTCAAAGGGCGTTTGAAGATTTCGAACATTTTGCCAAAGAAGTAGGAATAAATTTTCTAAAAATGGGGGCAAGGTTGTTGATAAATGTTGGGATTGAAAAAATTGCTGGGAGTATAAAGAAGGGGCAAGTCACTACACAGGTCGCGCTTAATACTGGTTTAGGTATACAAATTGGAGAAGAACTTGCAATTGTGGCAGCTTTGAAAACACAATTGGCGTTACGAATAGCAATGAAAGCATTAAGTGGAGGACTCTTCCATCAAGGTGGAACGGTTATGCATCAAGGGGGTTTTATTCCAAAAGCTCATAGTGGATTATACAATCCTGATGAGAGGTGGATATTAGCACAAACAGGTGAAGGAGTATTAAATAGAGAAGCAACTGCAGCCATTGGTGGTAAACCAGGCGTTGATTATTTAAACAAACGCAAAAGACTTCCAAGAACTGGTGGTTTTGTTAACAACGGAACTATAAATATAATTACTCCAAATCCTGAAGATTTTCATAAACAACTTGAAGAATATACAGCCGCGCAGGAAACTTATTAATGAAAATTGCTTTAAAAGAAGAACTTGTTGCTAATTGCGGTTTTGAACGTTGGACACCTTCAACTCCTACAAGGCCTGTCAACTGGGCTAATAGGGATGGTAATGCTATATCATACGTATTAAGATGGAATGATGCTCAATCAGGAAACTATAGTTGTGTTTTTTACTACGGTCCCTTTACTGGAGTTTTAGAAAGTAATGTAATGCCAGTAGTAAATGAAGCCAACGTCCAGTACGACCTTAGTTTCTGGTACAAAGTTGAAAGTTACAGTTCAGGTTATGGGGTAGTTAGAATTACAGAACATGACTCTGAAATGACTGAGCTCAATACATTTTATCCATTAACTGCGACCTCTAATTGTGATTGGACACAGATTACAAAAACAATAGGACATGCAACGTCCGATGCCGATTACAAACTTAATGTTGATACAAAGTATATTAGGGTGAATTTAATGGTATACGATACGCCACAATTGATTTTTGGTATTGATAACTTTACCATTGGGGGTGCAAGATTTATTGAGTTAGATAAAGGTTACACTTTCCCTTTTAATAGTCAAACAAATATTATAGGAAAACAGGCAGAAACTTCAGGTGGTAATTTATTAGGAATTGAACCTTATAATACTCAAAATCAAAAAGTTGTATCTTTTGAAGGATTTAAAGCAGACCATGATAGATTAATTAATTTTTTAGAATCACAAGAAGTTCAATATGGCAAGTATCCGTTTTGGTTAAGAGATGAAAATGAAAACTGGAGTTTAATCAGATATAAAGATAATATTTTTAAGAGTAAATCTCCAGCACACGGTACATATTCTTACGGGTTCTTATTTACGGAGGAATTGTAGATGCCAAGAACCCTGAATGATTTTCAGAAAGCATTTATACAACTTAAAAATGCTGAACCTGTATATTTACTTGAAATAACTGAACTGATAAATCAGGGTAATCAATACGGCTATCTTTCAACAATTCCTGTAACCATAGGCAGTACTACATATAAAGATGTTTTAACTTCAAAGGCAATTAAATTGACCTCACCTTATCATGCCGACGTTTGGGATAAAGCAAGAAACAAGATTCCGCAATTATCCTTTGAAATTAGTAATGCGTCTAATATAGCAAAAGAGATATTAGAATATGATTTAATTAACACACAGGTTCAATATTACATATTAGATAATACTGCTTTGGTTCAAGCAAACCGATTAAGATTGTTTGATGGTCATATTAAAAGCTGTAATTATAACAACAACAAAATCGTTTTTAAATGTGTTCTTTCACCTCAATTATATAATAAAGTTATTCCTTCAAGTGATTTCACTAAGGAAGAATATCCAACCATTGAAACTAAATTCATCGGGCAACCAAAACAAATTGTATATGGTGATTATATGACACCATCTGGAGACGATGTTAGTAACCCATCCCAAGATTTTTATTTAAAAAGAGGCTGTAGGCTCACAATACCATCTATCTTAGTTGATAAAGCAAATTACAAATATGTGTTTGCTGGCCACACCATTGACCATTTTAATGCCATGACAGGACCTGATGGAACAGGTTCGTCTATGATTATAAAGGAAACCGGAAATGACCAACTCATAAAAATATACGACCCCTCTTATGGATATTCGGGAGATGAAACCAGTTGGTTTACTCTTTCAGATGAAGCACAATTGCGAGGTTATATACGCCCATCAGAATACGAATACGAATTTGAGGGTGAGGGTGACTATAAAGATGAAGTTCATAAAGCACTCGATTCAGATGGGTTACTTGCAGGTGAACTCAACACTACTTACGCTGAATTAGGACAGGGGTATCACTGGTTTACATTTGAGAATTTCGGCCTTGACTCCGACTATTATGTAACAGAAATAAGATTAGTAGCGGATATACAAAGAAAAGTAACTGGTGAAAATAGTTTTGTCTTCACTATAAAAACAGACGGAGAACAACAAAGATGGAACAGCATTCACCTTCTTGAAGGCGGTGAGGGTCGTGCATGGGTAGATGAAACAGAAGAGAACGAAAACACACCCACAATATACCGGATAAGATGTCACACTATTAATGATTTCACTGTCATTAATCCAACAACACGAGAATATGTTTCTGTTGATATGTTTAAGGATTTAGGCATTAAAATAATAAAAGGCGATGAAACATATAATGCGCTACAATGCGACTCACCTGTTGATTTTTATGCCACATATTTTCCGTTGCACAACCTTAGTGATTATTTAACAGAGTTTAATGAAGATAATCGGAATAATCCAGATAATTTCAGTTTCCCCTGGCGTTCTACTGCTCCCGAATATCCAACAGGTAGATTTATAAATTTTGAAAAGTTATCAAGGTATAAAGTTGGAATACGTGTTGTAGGAGGCCTCATACGTTTAAAAAACTTCCATATTCAATTTCATGGTGTTTATTTGAAGGGCGGTAGAAAAGTTAAAAAAATAGAATATACTGCACCAAAGGTAGAACCAGTTGGATATGAATACTGGGTTGGGGGTATAAGACCTAAATTTGAATTGATACCACAACGTTGGGACGTAGAAGTTTCAGATAAAGATTCGCAATCAGAATCAAATCAATCTGATGTATATGTGACTCCAAAAGGAAGAAAAGCGGGAACGTGGGCTTCTGGAAGAATTGCATACGGGTATGCTGATTCGGGGGGACTGATTAAAAATCCTATTCAAATTATAGAAAGTTTATTGCGTGAAGAAATGGGGCTTACTGATAATGAAATCGATGTAGTCAGTTTTAATAAAGCCGGTGCTCAAAGAAAACCAAGTGAACCTTCTGCATGGACTTATTATGACCAATGGTTGTTTGCTGGGAACATAAACAAAAAGGTTGAAATAACAAAGATATTTTCACAAATAGCATCTCAATGTGGAACAAGAGTATTTTTATTCGATGGTAAATGGTATTGTAATGTTTGGGACTGGTGGCATAATGATTTTTCATCTTGGCATGAAGTTGGTCATCTTTTTGACCATACTAATATTGAAGATGGGTCAATTGACTTTAACCCTAAAGCTACAAATGTTTATGATACATTTGAAATCAACTATGGTTACAGTGCTGATATAAATGGGTACAAGATGGAAACGGTATATGCAAACAGAGATGGTACTAATTGGAATCCAAGTTCTTGGTTTACTAATAATGGATATACAGTAGATTGGGTGAAAAACAAATGTATTACAGCCCATAGTACTCATAACGGTGAAACAGACAATACCAAATTCAATAAAAAGATTATCAACGCAAACTGGATATTACACCCTGAAACTGCCAATAACTTGTTATATTATGAAGTGCAAAAATATACAAAACCGTGGGCTGAAATTAGTTTTAAGACTAATCTTATCGGTTTAAAATTAAGACCAACAGACGCAATAAAAATAAATGTTTATGATGTTATTCCTGAGCGATACAACAATAAAGTTTACGAAGTTATTTCAATATCCCCGCCAGATATAAAAAACAAAGTCACAATAAAAGCTATATGCACTGAACAAAGTTATCATTGACCTATTCTAAGTATCGCGGTAAAATTAAAAAATTGGGTCATGATTACTATTTTGCGGGGAGAATAATTTTTAAGCTTTAGGGTTTTTCTACTATGCGATAAATACTATCGACTAAACTCAGAGGTGTTTGACATGCGGTGGCTTTATATATAGTCAGGAGATGGAATTATGAAGACAAGAGATACAAAAAACTTAGGTTTATTCCCTGAGTTAAATGGGGTTGAAAAATATAGAGATAAAGAAAGAACCACTGAAAAACTTAAGCGCCTAGATTTGCATGGTATATTAAAAAAGAAAATATTACCACTTTGCAGGATAAAATATGGCGAAATATGGGAGGACCCAATCAAAGGACATAAAGTAGGCGTACTCGATGCAACTAAAATTGAAGATGTTAAGAAAATATTAGGAAACAGAAAGGCTGAACTTATAGTAAATGATCCACCTTATAATGTTATGGTTGGGAATGCAAACACGGAAAACCTATTTAAACTAAGCTTGAAAGAATATTTGAATTTTTCAGAAAAATGGATAAACAATGCTATGAAGATAATGGCCAACAATGCCCATCTGTATATCTGGATTGGAGCAGACTACAAAGATAATTTTCAACCTCTTCCAGATATAATGGTCTTGATGAGAAAATTCAAAGAATTGAAACCTAGAAACTTTATTACTTTAAGAAATCAAAGAGGATACGGAACTCAAAAAAACTGGATGTGGATAAGACAAGAGCTCTTACATTATGTGAGAGGTGAACCAGAATTTAAAGTTGTTTATACTGATATACCCAAAGTTTTAAAAGGATATTATAAGGTGGTAAATGGGAAATTACTAGAAAATTTAGAACGAAGTAAGTCAAATACAATAAGACCAGGGAATGTTTGGATAGATATTCAACAGGTATTTTATCGATTAGAGGAAAATGTATCTGGATGCTATGCTCAAAAACCTATGAAGGCAATTGAAAGAATTATTTTAACTAGTAGTATGAGAGGAAATCTTATTGTAGATTTTTTTGCTCATTCAGGGACAACCCTTATTGCAGGAGAGATGCTTAATAGAAAGGTTTTTACATTTGATATCGACCCAATTTTTGCAGAAATTACAATAAGAAGGTTAGAACTTTACAGGAAAACAGCAAATACAGGATGGCAATGGAGAAATCCTTTCCCAGAGATAGGAGACAAGGAAGAGGCAAAAAAATGAACATAAAACAATAAAGTTTACGAAGTTATTTCAATATCCCCGCCAGATATAAAAAACAAAGTCACAATAAAAGCTATATGCACTGAACAAAGTTATCATTGACCGCGGCCGGAGAGGCAGTAAGTTTTTTTACACTCCTTTCTTCTTACTGCCTCTTATTTTTTGGCTTATCGGTAGTATCACAGACGTTTGTGATAATCCCAATACTTTTCCTGACTTTTTGCATAATTTAAGCATTTCCTGTATAAATTTCTTGTATAGAGTTTACACAATACTTTATTTTGTTATAACCCATCACTAATCACGTTAAATACCCCTCATATCCCTACTATAAACAACTTTCACGACTCTCCCTATGTAATTTAACGACTAATCCGGTTCGCCGTTTATAGTAGGGAAATTTTCATAAAAGTTTATAGGGAAGCCACATTTTTGTTTTTTTAATATGAAATTTGATATATATTATAGATGTAAAGTATAATTAACAGGGTCTTTTAAAATAAAACAGGATAAAAAGGAGGAAGTATGTTAAGAGAATTAGCAATAAAGATGTTAGAGCAAATGTCGTGTGACTGGATTGAACGAATTTTTGATAGTTGCAATATTGATGCTGACGTAAGCGATGAAAAAGAAATGGACGAAAAGTTTGGTGAAGCCGAAGCACGAAAAGTATTAAGGTACATTGCAAGAGTCAGTACAATCGAAGGGGAGAAAAACGAATTTCAAAAAGAAGCTCGGGAGGCATTATAA